TCCCCAAGGGCGTTGAACGCTTCATAGCCCTTCAACCCCTCACCCTTGCGAATTGCATTGAGTATGGCAAAGAACTTGGTCAACGCGGGGATGAGCTTCATGCCTACCGATTCGGCAAACTCGGCGCTTTCTACTTTCAAAAGCCGAAGCTGGCCCGCGAAGGTTTCGGCCTGCGCCTGCGCCTGGGGACCGAGGGTGTCATTCAACTGCTTGAGTACGTCCGTCCCGCGCATTCCCTCTTTAAGAAGCTCCTGCATTTCAGGAACTACTTTTTTAATGGCCCGCTGCTGCCCCCAATATGCCTGAACCACCATTTGCATGGCCGGTTCAAGCTCCATCCCGTAGGCCCGCGCAAGGTTCGTTGCCGTCTCGGTAGCCAGCTGCAAGTCCTGCGTCCCGATTCCCGCCGTGAGCATACGGGATGCCCCGCGCATGATTTCCTCGTCAGCAAAGCCCGTGGCCTGCTGAATCTGTTTTGCCATGCGCTGAATCGCCGCGCTGACGAGGTTAATGTCACCGACCCTCTGCGTCCCGAGTGTCGCCAGGGACGTGTTTAGCTGTGTAATGGCTTGCTCTGCCGCCGACGCTTCCTGCACGGCCTTGTGCAGAAATCCCGTGATGCCAGCGAACGCCGCAGTCCATCCGGCCCCTTTCAGGAGGGTTGAAAAGCCCCGATCCACCTTGCGCTGAAAACCGTCAAGGATCGTCGTGGCCTTCTGTACGTCTCCCTGCAAGCGGGCAACGTTCATGCCGAGTTGAACATATAAGTTTGCAACGGGGTCAACGGCCATCAGAGTCTTTCCTTGAACTGCATGAATCCGGCCTTGATCTTTTCGTTTACCGTGTCCGCGTCCTCGCCCTTCATTCGCTTGTTTTCAATCTCAAAGTAGGCCCGCCATTCGCTTAACTCTACGGAGTCCGTTCGTTCCAAAAGCTCCGCAACCGTCATTTTGAGTTCTCTAGCGAGGGCAAAGTAAAAGAACCTCGACCCCCGCTGCCTCAGTTTTTTGCCAGCAGGTCTACGGAGTCGTTGGCAATGGCGTTGAGCCTTTGCGCTGCAACGTAAATTCTTTCGAGGGCATGGGCTGACTTCTCGCCAAGGGCCTTTATTTCACCGTCGGCAAAGAGCCGCTTGCCGTGCTCATTCACTAGCACCCTGGCGAGAAGCTTTGCCCGCATGTCCTCTCTGTTAAGTTTCACTTCCGTGCCCTTGAGTTCGTAAAGGGATGCCTCGTAGGCGTCCCGTTCACTTCCCGTCATGCACTTGATCCGCACCTTGCCGCCCCACTCGGGAACGTCGATGTCCTCATACTTCGTGTCCTTGGCCGCAAGGATTTCGTCTTTTGTGAGATACATGGTTAAGCCCTCCGCTTTACCCATTAAAGAGCCGTTGCGTAGGTACAGGCCCCGGTGATCTCAAGCGTGATAGAACCCTTCACAACCTGATCGACGGCACCCGTAATCGAGAACCCGCTGACGTAGGCGTCGAAAATGATCTTCGTCTTCGCCACTTCCGTCGTGTTGTCGTTGAGCTGAATGACAGCCTTTTTCATGCTCCGGTTGGCACGGCAGGTCCGAAGGTAGTCCTGGCCCGTGGTGCCCGGCCTGAAGTTGACATCGAAGCTCACCTGTCCCTCGTCCCGAAGGCCGATGAGCTTTTCCTTTGCAGTGGACCCCAAGTGGCTAACGTCGATCACATTGGCCGACCCCGTAGGCCCGTTGAAGCCGACCACTTCCGCGACGGCATGAGACGTAGACGTAGAAGCCGCCGTTGAAGTAGACCAAAAGAAAATTGCGCCCTGAGATTCAATCGCCATGTTCCCATCACCCCCTTACGCGACAGTCGAGTAAGTGACGGCCCCGCTGATCTCGATGGTGATGGATGCCTTGACAACCTGATCCACCGCCCCCGTGACCGAGAAGCCTGAAACGTACCCGTGCCCGTTCAGCATTGTGATGGCCGTGTCCGTCATCTTGATAGCCCAATTCCCCTGCGTCCTGGCGGCGCGACACTCGCGGAGCTTTACCTGCCCCGAGTCCGCTGGCGCGAGGTTGCAGTCAAGAGTGATCTGCCCTTCGTCTCTGAGGCCGATCATCTTTTCCTTGGCCGTCGAGCCCAAGTGCGAAGCGTCAATGACGTTCGCGCTGCCAGTGGGGCCATTGAACCCGACAACCTCACCGATGGAGATAACCGTCGATAAGGAGGTCGTCGTGCTCCAATAGAGCACACAGCCTTGGGTTTCAATCGCCATTAGTTAGTTACCTCCTATGTGTCCTTGTTCCAGACACTCCACTCTTGCGTTAACCGGAAATAGCCGAGTTCCCATTCCAGCGCGTCAAGGTCGTTGACCATGAGCGCCTTAAACGACGTTGCGGAACCCATAACGCTTGCGACGCGGGTACTTAGGTCTTTCGCACCCGCATAGCTTGTCGCCCAACAATCAAACTGTATCGTAGGGTTCTCAAGATTCGAGTACCCATCTAAGGCATTGACCCGATGACCGCTGATCCTCGAATAGACAAGCGCGGGGAGGGCTTCCGAGCCTTGAGGGACGGCCATCGGGTATATGCGCGTTGAGGTAACGGACGTGACTACCGTTGACCCCGAAAGCAGAGAATATATTTTTGACTCAACCGGCATTGTTCTTCCTCATCCTCCATTCGATGAGCCTGCCAAGTTCCTTCTGTATGGCGTCGAGCACGCGGCCTGCGTTCATCACAAGGGCGGGCTCAATAAAGGGGCGGCCCGGAACCTTCGCCCTTCCCCTCGCTGCCCTAGCCCTGGCTTCCCGCACGGTCAGCCCGTAGGCCCGCCTGATATTCTTCGTCCTTCCCGTAGGAACCCACCCCTTCTCGATAAAAAGCCCGTAGAAGCCCGTCTTGAGCCTCGGCTTGACGTTCGTGACGATCTCTGCGCCCTTGGACGGCTTTCCCTTGGCAATGACGATGCTATCGCGCAACTGGCCGATTCGCCGCTTATTGCGTGCCGTCGTCCCGTATGGGTAGCGATAAAATGCCTTGCCAATAGGTGCCCTCTTGCGGGCCTCGTCCCTGACAAGCCTCGCCCCTTTGTTGAGCGCCCGCTGTCCGATAGTGCGCTGAATCTCAAGGGGTAGAAGTTTCAACTTCTCGTCAAGCTCGCGGAGCCCCTTTTGCTCAATCGTCATGTCGATCATGTAGACCGCCTCGATGCCAGTATCCGCAGGTCTGTACGCCTGTCCCCTACGTCAATCACGGAATGGATGTTGTATTCCTTGCCGTCGTAATAAACCAACATGCTCGGGGTTATCCCCGTCGCGTAGCGAATCAGGAATTCCGTATCAATCGGGGATGACACTTGATCGGCTTGCCACATCTCGCGCATGGACAGGGGACGCACCCGCGCCCATGCGTCATTCAAAAACGTGCTCCACGTCGGTATCTGTCCGCCGTATGCGTCTGATGTTGACGTGCTCTTGCGGATGCTTATTTTCCTGTTGAGTTGACCCGCCCTCATATCTTAATCACCGTGTACCCATCCAGAAGCCCGTCCACAAAGGGACGTGGAAGCTCAATCATCGTCTGCATTCCCGGTTCGACGGACAGGCTTTCCCGGTTGTTATAAAGCGCCCCCACGCGGAGCTTGACCCACGCCTTGATCGCATATGGAGTCGTGGCTGTAGAAGCCCCGCTCAACGCATATCCGCACTTGTAGCGGACCCGGACGGCGTTCATCACGTCGTAGGTATCCGGCCAGTCGTTGTCGTAGGACGGCACTACCCAGGCGGGCTCCGAATCCCCGTCGATGGAGTAGGCAGTCGCGGACAGCGTAGCCGTCGCCCCGCTTGAGTCGATGTAGGTGATGCTCAAGTCCGTCGAGTTTGACGAAAGGGGCGGGCGGGGAATTTCGATCCCGCCTTCGGGAAACGCGTCCATGACGAGTTCCCATGTCTGCGGCATTAGCGCACGCTTTGTCTTGTTTTCGGCCTCGTTCTGCGCGGCCATCAGCATTGAGTTGAGCAGCAAATCTTCCGACGTGTCGGACGTGGAGAGCCGCAGGTGCGTCTTGATTTCCTCAATCGTCACGCACGCCCCGGTTGCCTCTGTAATCAGCACAAGCGCCATTTATCTCGACCTCCACACGTCGCCTGCGCGGCGATAGGTGTTGACGTATATTTTAGACTGCCGGTGATGGTCCCTGACCGGATTCGACGTTCTGAGCTTCCTGCCGTGTGTCCTGGTATGCACTTCAAGGACAATTCCGTCGGCGGCGTTTGCGTTGTAGGTGTCGTCAGGCGTGACCTTCGTGGAGAAGTCAACCCCGTCGGCGTACTGTTCCTGCGCCCCGTCGCTAATCGTGATATGGTGCTGCTGAATGAGTTGGGTAATCTCATCCGAGGCGACAATCTGCCCAGAATCCTGCACCGAAATGGTATGCCCGATGATAACGACAATGGCGTCGGCAACGGAAATGTTCGCGCCGTCGGCCACGGTGATAACCTGCCCCTGAATGAGACTGATAGACCCGGAGACGTTGACCTGTGCCCCATCCGCTGCCGTAACGGGAACATCGGCCCCGACGCCTAGAGTGATATTGTCGGCGTGGTTTTCATTGACGGCTTCCGATACCGCGATGACATGGTGCTGAATAATATCCGGGGCATCGGAAACGTTCTGCTGTATGCCTTCCGCAACGGGGAGCGCCCCGCCCGCGTAAATCGTGACCCCGTCCCCGGCATTGGCATTTACGCCGTCGTCTACGGTGATGACGTGGTGCTGTGTCAGGCTCGGGCCGTCTGCTGCATTGACAACCGCACTTTCACCCACGGTCAATCCGTAGCCATGAACCGGAACCGGGGTAACGGCGGTGTTTATCTGTGAGGCTTCCGCGACAGAAGCAAGGACATGGCCGATTATCAGAGTGGGAGCATCACCGGTGTTTACCTGAGCCCCATCTGCGACAGACGCGAGCGTTATGTTCCCGCCCAATCCGACACCGTCAGCCGCGTTCTGCTGCACACCATCCGTTACGGACAACAGGTGCGACTGCGTGTGCGCTGGTGAATCGGCTACATTGGCGTTGTAGCTTTCGGAAACGGTCAGATTGTGCGCATGGGTATATGCGGGGCTGTCGGCTACATTGGCCTGCGTCCCGTCGGTGACGCTGGCAAGCGGATGGGCGATGGCAAGGGTGATGCCGTCTCCGGTGTTGACGTGTGCGCTATCAGCCGCCGAGGCGATGATATGCCCGATGGTTAGCGTCAGGCCGTCCCCGGCGCAAGCCTGTGCCGTCTCGGCTACCGTTGCGATGCGATGGCCGATGGTAAGCGTGACATTATCGCCCGCATTGGCATTTGCCGATTCCGCTACGGACGCGATGCTCTGCGCCGCCCCCTTCGGGAGAAGGAACGCGGCGTTCTTTACAAAACGCCTGCGCCAGAACGGTATGCGGTAAACCGCCATTTACCCGATCTCCTCAAAAGAGATATGAACGTCAAGGGCCATGTCGTCAGTCACCGCCGTCTCTCGCCGTACAACGAACCGGCCACCGGGCTTGATAATCGGCCTGCACTCGGGCGTCGGAATCCAATGGAATCCGTTGAGGACGTTAACCGCCTCTTTATAGACGTAGGTGAGGCCGGTAGCATTGCTAGAAGCCACTCCGTAAACATTACCCGAGCATGTCGTCTGCCCTTGGGCAAGCGGAACTATGGCGCATGTTGCCCCCGGCCCATTCGTCGTCCCGGCAAAGGCAAGACCAACGGTCATGTACTGCGAAACCGTTGACCGTGCGCTTACAGACACCTCATGAACGGCAATCACATGGCTAGAGCTGCAAAGTACGTGGAGTAACTCCTTCGCAACCGTCGAGGCAGTCGTGCCGACGTAGCCGCTGGCAAACATTCTTCCGTAACTCATTTGAAACACCTCCCAATGAGGTTAAACGTCGAAAGACAGAGGCGAAGCAATATGTTGAGGCGCCTTCGGAATAACGGCGTGCTGGACGCCTCGCCCG